CAGACAAGCGAAACGTTCTAAGAACCTCAAAGAAATTATCCCATACTTTACTAATAGGGTTGCCATGTCTGGCACTCCTAACACTAATAGTATTTTAGATCTTTGGCACCCTGTTTATTTAGTTGATGATGGCGAAAGATTAGGACAACGTTTTTATGCCTTTCGTAATCAAGTATGTACTCCTCGTTTCAACGGTTTTGCTAATGAATGGATTGATAAACCCGGGATCGAAGAAGTAGTAGCCGATAGGCTAAAAGATATTACAATACGCCACGCCCTGGAGGACTGTATAGATCTTCCAGATAATATTGTACGCACTGTCTATACATCCTTATCACCTAAAGTTATGGCTATGTACAAAACATTAGCCCAAGAATCTGTTCTATATACACAACAAGGGACCATTAATGCAGTAAATGCAGGAGCCCGTGTTAAAAAGCTATTACAACTAGTATCCGGCGGTGTATATGATGAAGAACAAAACGTACAGTATTTTCACCAAGAACGTTACGACTTAGTTATGGACCTAGTTGATGTACGTAAACACTCACTTGTAGCGTTTAATTGGAAACACGAACGTGATGCGCTAATAAAAATAGCAGAAAAGAAAAAGATTTCTTACGAAGTTATTGATGGCTCAGTGCCTGCGCATAAACGTAAAGATATTGTTTCACGGTTCCAGGCAGGACAAATACAGGTCCTGTTTGCACACCCACAATCCGCGGGCCATGGTCTAACGTTAACTAAAGCTACAACATGTATATGGTGTAGTCCTACGTATAATGCTGAACATTTTCAACAGTTCAATAGACGTATACATCGTTCTGGACAAACAAGCAAAACCGAAACAATACTAATTGCTGCACGAGACACGTGGGAAGAGTCAGTTTATGATAAACTTAATGGTAAACTTGGAAGAATGGAAAATCTTCTACACATATTAAGTGAGGTAAATAGTGGCAAAAACCAAAACAGTACTACTTGAAAATTTAAGCTTTGATGATATGGAAAACATAAGTAATTTTGACGCAAACACACTAGCAGCCGCTCTTGTGTTTGTCATCGTCGAGTTAATAACTCTAGATGCAGACAACACGTCTGTGCCAGCTGAGGAATTGCTTTCTCAAGCTAGTGCTCATGCATTAGATTTATTAGAAGGCGTACATATATTAACCAATGATACTACAGGGGAGGAGACCCTACACTAACATGGAAGAAACGAGAACTATGGATGAGTTGCTCACAGCCTTAACAAACACAAGAGCAGAACTTAAAACCCTTCAAACCCAAGAGAAAGGTTTAAAAGGGCGTAAAATGGAACTTGAAGCACGAATAGCTTCTACATTAGAACAACAAGGTATTGACCGTGTCGGTAACGATGACTGTACAGTATCTATCAAAAAAGAAGTTGTACCTACAGTAGAAGACTGGGATCAAGTTTATCAACACCTAATTGACACCAAGCAGTTTGAGCTTTTACAAAAGCGAATGTCAGCAACTGCATTTCGAGAACTTCTACAAATGGGAATGAATGTCCCAGGAGTAAAAGCAACGGAATTAACACGCGTTAATTTCAGATCTAAATAATAACGAAACAAGGAGAATGAAGCATGATTAATGAAAATGCTATAGCCTTAACTTCTACCTCTGTGCCTGCACATGTTAAAGAAGCGTCTGGTCTAGGTAACGAAAACGTTACTAGCGACCATCTACAAACCCCTCGAGTTAAACTACTTCAACAATTAAGTAACGAAGTAGATCCTAACCATGAGGATTACTTAGAAGGAGCCAAGCCTGGCGACTTCGTTAATACCGTTACTAATCAACTTCTAGGACGAGAGATTTATGTTATAAATCTTTTGTTTAAAGAAGAATTTGTTGTTTGGAGAAAGCTTTCAGAAGGAGGCGGTCTTAAGGGTACGTTTACTACTCAAAAAGAAGCAATGGATTATCTTGCTGCGGAAGAACTTAAAGTAGAAGACCATGATATTGTACAAACACAATCTCATACTTTACTTATGAAAGATCCAAATACAGGGGAAGTAATTAAAACTCCTTTCCTAATGGATTTTGCATCTTCTAAGCTAAGAGTATCAAGGGAATGGAATACTCAAATCGCTCAATTGGGCGGTGACAGATTCTCATCTCTTTGGAAGTTGGCTTCGGTACAGACTCAAAATAGAGCTGCGCAAAAGTTCTATAACTTATCTGTTGAGAATCAAGGATGGGTTCTAGACGAAGACTACAACTACGCAAAGAGCGTGTACGATACTATATCGTAATGGGATAGCTGCGTACATGCTTGCGACAATATATGTCGCACATGTACGCATGCTTTATAAGTTATTGATTTTTATAACAATATGGGAGTGTTGGAATTGAAACTAGTTGACCGAGCATAAGTTTATTTCTAAAATTCACCGACTGCTTTCTAAAGAAATATATCGGTGGAAAATTAATGACCCGTACCACGGAGGAGTCCCTGACTGTTTTTACTCTGGACCTAAAGGTTTTTGTTTTATGGAATATAAATACAAAAATAATTTGCCTGTTCGTTCAACCACAAAAATCAGATTCAATTTATCACAGCAACAACGTGATTGGCTTACTAGACAATATAATTATGGCTTACCAGTGTATGCGGTATTGGCCATCGATAATCAAGTTCTTGTTACACAAAACTTTGAAAAATATCACTTTTCCGTACAAGAGTTTGAAGAGAAATCTGTACATGTAAAAGAATTTGTGCATATAATATCTAATATATGTTTAAATAAGGGTACATAAATATGATGAATTTAGATAGAATGTTATCAGGGCAACACCTTGTTAACATTGGAAACTGTAAAGAGGAGTTTATGGCTAAATTAGAAGATAAAACCACAGCAGATATGGTTAATCATCCACCCCACTACAACAAAACTAACCGCGAGTGTATCGACATTATTGAAGATAGCTTAACGAAAGAAGAGTTTATGGGGTACTTAAAAGGAACAATAATCAAATACACTTATCGTTATCCAGATAAAAATGGACAAGAAGATTTAGAAAAAGCTGTTTGGTTTATTAACAAACTTAGAGACCAGGAAGGTTCTGATGAAACAGGTACTACTGAATAAATATGGACCTGTTATGGACATCAAAGCCATAGCAGAAGTCTTCCATAACAATGATAAAACTATTTATTCCATGCTATACCATGGAAGACTTAACCTTCCTTACTATAAAATAGGGCGAAAAATTTTTGTAGATACAGAAGATGTCGCATCTTATATACAAAATAAAAAGAAAACTAACGGAAGCGGTTGATAAATATATTTGGGGGTTTATGTTTTTGTTTGTTTACTTTGGAACTATAGCAGCAGTTGTTGCTCTTCTTTCTTCATTTCAATAGATCAAAATGAATTAATAAATCAAAGATTAAGTAAACAAATAAAAATCTAAATAGAAAACGATATCTTAAAGCTTCTTCTTTCCAATACTCAGCCTCCTTTCTAAGACGATCTAACACTTTTATCTCTTAACTAAACTACCACCAAAGTACATACCAATTATAGCCGAGACTAAATTGGTATCTAATTGCGTTATGACCAAACCTTGAAAAGTAATCCATTCAAAAACCTCTCTACCTTCTCTAAAGAACCAAAAGCCAGGATTCCAGTTTGTATATCCTACAGTTACAGACACATCTGGGTAATATACAGCCACCAGCTTTGGAAGTAAGATTATGGCAAAGATTGAAGTTAATGCAATAACTCTTCGAGTAAATGTAAAACCTTTATCTTTTACATTTCTTGCAGATTCAATTGCTTTAAGTTGAAACTCTCCACGAGTTATAAGAAGTTTTTGTTCGTCAGATTTTGCTTTACGACTTTGAGACCATAAGCTTAGTAAACTACTCAAAAGAGTAGACCCAAGCATAGTAATTATCTCAAAAGGAAAACCCACCTCATTTCATCGGATCTTTTTTGTGAGAGTTTGTGTACAAGCCGAACCAGGCTGCGCCCGCACCCAC